CGCACAAAAGAAGGAGCCGATTTCGACCCCTTCTTTCTATCAAGCGAATAACCAAATAATTGGGACATCAGACGTATTTGTAATTACTTGTCCTACTATTTAGTAGGTTTGTAATTCATCAGTCTGTGCTTTCTGCGTTACCAGTGTTAGTATCGGTTGCGTAAGTCCAGTATTGAACTTGGAACTCAACGGTGTACTCCTCAGGAGTATCGTTGCTATCCCATGCAAGATCGATTGCACTGATGTTAGATGGCCAGATGCCAACGAACTCATATGCAGCAGAGTGTGCGCCCTGTCTGTCGAACTGACGGACCAATGCACTAGACTGATACTCAGCAATGCTGGTAGCAGTTTGATAGTTCATCGGCATGGACTGAATGATGCGGGACCACTCTTCCAGTTTACGTCTGAGGAGGAAGTTCTCGTCGTTCATGACGGTAACAGTCCAAGGTTCAAACGTTCTGTCGCCAGCGATTTTCAGAGTACGACCTCTGAAAGGAACCTCAACCACACCCACAGTAGAAGCAGGAAGGTTTGCTGCCTTCACAAGGAAGGTAGAGAGGCGAACGCCTTCGGCGTTACCAGTGCTGTTGTTCTGAGATTCAGGAACGTCAGCAGCATTGACTTGGAAGATCTCTTCAACCTTAGCGGGGAAGTTGATCTCAACTTGGAACAGATTAGGGCGAGCGAGTTCGCGAATCTGCTGTCTAAACCCAATAATGTCCTGTACGACATTAAGTCTTTCGACTTGTCCAGGTCTTTGACGCTTATTTTCGCGAGGCGTTCTCCCTGTTTTTCTAGGTGATGCCATTTGTAGACTCCGTTATGTTTATTGATAAAAGGAAAAAAGGGGAGATCGCCCTTAGGAAACGATCTCGGAGAACGATGCACCAGTTCTGGTGGCAGTGAATTGCAGCGTGATGAAGTTGATAGAGCGGGTGGGCTTCACGAAGATTTCCGCGAAGAACTCGCCACGATCAATGGCGTCATCAGGGTTGTTGCTACGGTCGCAAACTACGAGGTAGTCAACAACGCCTCTGCGTGATTGTACACCTCTAAGATAAGGATCGACGACGTTCTTGAATCCCTGACGGGTGAACTCATCGTTCAGTTCAAAGAGTTGTGACTTAGCAGCAGTTGCGATTGCTTTCTCGATCACGAGGAACAGTCTACGAACGTTGATTCTGTCGAAGGCAGAAGAGGTTGCGAGAGCAGTCTTGTCTCCGAAGAGCACGATGCCTTGTCCAGGGAATGCAACGATCGGGTTGACTCGTGAGGCATACAGTCTGTCTCTCTGATCTTTCAGAGGAGAGTATGCAAGCTTCACAGCGTTACGGAGTTGACCTCTGGTGAAACCAGCAGGAGAGAACCAAGGTTCCTGATTCAGAGCAGTGCTCAGAGTCAGACCAGCAACGTCAGCGTTACATGGGAGGTAACGGTACTTATCGTTGTACTTGTCGTAGATGTACTTGTAGTTGTTATCAAATACAGCGTACGAAGAGGAGGAAAGTCCATCGAAGAATTCGATAGTCTTCTCTACGATATCGTTGTTGTTAGAAACACCGATGACAGATGCTCTCGGAGGAGAGATGAATGCCATGGCATCCTTTCTAGTAGCAGCGATGTCGATGCACTTTTGTGCCTTTGCAGTAGAGTCAATGTCGTTGGACATTGCGGGACCCATGAGAATGTAATCCACCTCCTCGGTCTCAGGGTCGCTAAACAGGTCGTAGGAATCGAACAGTTTGTCGCGTTGAGCGGTATAACCGTCAACACCACCTCTCAAAGAATACTTAATAGTAGAAGAATTCTTAGTAGAGAGGACTGCTGCACCTGCGCCGTCTTTGGCGAGAATTGCAGACGAGGACTTGAATGGGTCGAAGTGGCGGTTGGTAGCGGCAAGACCAACAGAGTCAACTGTGGTGCTGCTAAGGTCCATGGCAAGACCAGTCTCGTGTGAACCCCAGAAGAGGTACTTAGACTGTGCCTTAATTACATCCTTGTAGTAGATGTTTGCACCCTGAGGAGACTTAGCATCAGATGCCTTAGATACGTCAAGGAACTTTTCAAGAACCGAACCAGGTACGCCAGTGATGCCGCCGTCGCCATCAATGACGAGGATGTGCATCAGGTCATGGTGACCACCGCGATCAGCAGCATACTGGGAAGTACCAGGTCTGCGAGCAATGGAAGACCACTTTTGGTTGTAGTCATATTCTCTGGACTCATACTCACCAGAGAGAGCGTCGATGTTCAATGCGGGAACACCAGCATTCTCATCACCACTGAGAGTATCAGAGGAGAGAAGGTCTTGGTTCACCAGGAACGGAGAAGCATCGTCGTCGATGACAACCATCAGTTTGCGCTGAACGCCAGTGATGATTGCTTCATCGCCAGTAACAGCACCAGCGGAACCGCCGTTGTTTGCTTTCTCCTGAATCTTGTCAGCGACTTTCAGGAAGTCAGTGGTGTTATCGTGGTCGATGCTGACTTGCAGTTTACGCATCTTAGCGTCGTAAGCAAGGATCTCACCAGCGATGTCAGTGGTGTAGGAGTTACCAGCACCAGAACCAGCAACGAAGAAGTTACCAGCCTCGAAACCACCTTTCAGACTGTCACCCGATTCAAGAGTCAGTTCGATGATGTAGTTATAGATCGTAGCGCGGGAGTTGGTTGAAGAAACAACAACTCTCTTGCCAGGGAGGAACTTACGCTCAGCGCCACTTGGGGGTGCGCCCATCAACAGAACTTGGTCAGGACCAGCGTCAGTCATTACCACGCGGATGCTGTTACCGTAAGAACCAGGAGAACGAGCAGCCCACTTCCAGTTGTTAGCGGCAGACTCAGTTACTGCTTCATACTCATCAAGGTTCTTGATGATAGGAGCGGCAACACCAGTAACGGTAGTCTCGTTAACAGTGGTCTTGTTGGTAGTAACAGTCAACTTGGTGACATCTACGCCGTCAGTGTGAGCGGCAGCAGCAGTACCCAGAGCAGCACGAGTAACAGTCAAGTCGTTAGTGCTAATAGCAGTAACTTGAAGGATCTCGTCGTCGATTCTGATGTAACCGTTTACAGTGGCACCCAGGGTTGCCTGAGAGGTCACTGGAATAGTGGTTGCACTAGCACTGATAGTAGAACCTGCGTTGTCGATAGGAGATGAAGTGCCAGGTTCGATCAACGTGATCTGAGAACTAGCGGGGTGCAACACAGCAGTGGTTGCGAGTTGTGCGCGATCAACAGTCAGGTCAGTACCACTGATAGCGGTGACCTTGATGATTTCATCGTTGATCTTCAACAGATCGTTAACGTCGATATCTGTTGCGTCAGTGACAGTCAGAGTCGTATCAGTCGCAGCAAAAGTTGCGAGAGTGATCTGAGCGGTGTCAATAGCGTTTTTAAGAGTGTCGTTGGCGGCACGTACCACTTTGACAGATCCACCATAGAGGAGGAACTGAGCGGCAGAGAACCAATACTCGTAGTTATAGTCGTTCGGCTTTCCGAACTCTTCGATGAGTTGTCTCTCGTTCGAGATTACTCTTACTTCTTCGACGGGACCCTTCTCAAAGGTTCCCACGACTGCCGCTACATTATCGACGGTAGCGTTTACGGAATTGGTAAGATCTCTTTCAAGGACGACAACACCTGGGGAAATTTGTGTGGATGCCATCTGGTATACTCCTGATAGTAAATCAATCGGATGCTACTATTATTTAGAAATACCACTATTTTCACTGGGGAAACTAGCCGTGAGCATTACCAGTCAGGATAGTCTGTTATCCATTTCCTCGGTTGTCGTCTACGTTTTGCAATTCTCTTGATCGTACACTGCTTACATTCGTAAGAATACGCTGATGGCAATGCTCCCCGATCCTTTCTAGTCCTATAAAATCCATCTAGTAGGTCCTTTGTCTTACCACATGTCTTACAGGTACGTTCCTTTAATAAGAGATGTTCTAATTCAAATTCCCCTTCTAGATCCATTACCGATAATCCCACATGTAGGACATGTCTCCATATTCATCTGTGTGCCATACCTGTCCATCAGGATCCACAAATGATGTCTCATCTATACCATTATCTATAAAACCAAAGGGTGCCATGTCTGCCTCAATCTGTTCTTTCTGTTCCAGATACATGCGAGCACGGACATCTTGATCATGTAGTTCTCTGAAATAATCTGAGGTTGCTAACCAGGAGAACATAACCAAGCACATAGCAAGGTCATCATTACATCCTTCTTCTGCTTCCCATGCTTGACCCTTCTGAATAAAGGTAGTCAGCTCAGCAATGACATCATAGTCATTGAGTAATAGTTTATCGTCTTCAATCAATGCTTTAAGGTTAGAGCATCCAGTCTTCTTGACTGTGGTAGACATCTTCACACCTAACTGTGTCTTGGTGCCAGAGAATCCTTGACCCACAACTTGTCCTGCACGCCCTCTCATAGCACACATAAGGAGGTTGTCATACTCCAAGTCAAACTGCATGATATCTGCAACCTGACCACCAATATCATTTACTTCAATGAGTACATATGCGTGGTTGTAAGCAGTAGCAACTTGGTGTATAATATTCGGGAACAACAAAGGTTTGATAACGTTGTTCCTATACTTTGCAACCATACGGTAAGGTATAGTCGTGGTGTCGATAACTGTGAAAGCGGAGTAGTCCTTGGTAACCCCTCGGGCTACGTCCACTGAAATTACATACTGATGGTCTTCGATAGGTTCTTCAAAAATATCAAGACCTTTGTTGCGGTTAATCGGTTCTTCATATACCATCGTACGCAACTTTGAGGCAGAGATGAGGGTATCAACTGATCCCAAGAACTCGCATTCAAACTCAACCCTGAACTGCTCCTCAGAGGTGTTCGCGATGGTTTGTTCTTTCCATACTGCATCTCTCCCTGGTACTTCTGACCAGTGAACCTCAGTGGTTACATATTCGTTCTTATTTCTCTCGGCGTCATGCCAGAGTTTATAGAACATGTTCATCCCGTGTGGGGTAGAAATGATAATAACTTTGGTTGATTTACCAGAAGAGATAGTAGGATAAACAGAACTGAAAAACTGGTCAGCAATATGATTCGGAATGAACGCGAATTCGTCCAGAAAGATGACGTTAAAAGACATACCCCGTACAGCAGATGCCGAAGTAGAAGCAGCCATGATTTTGCTTCCGTTCTCCAATTCCAGAGATCCTCGGTTCCACTGACTGATTCCTTGTTGCAACCACTTGGGGAGGTTTTCATAACTAAGTTGTAGACGTTGTAGCATTTCACGCGCAGTCGCTGCTTTGTTAGCAAGGATTGCTACGTTGACATTATCATTGAACAGTACATACCACAACAGATAGGAAGTCACAATGGTGGACTTACCTGACTGTCGTGGTAGTTTGGCGATATTAAATCTATTGTCATGAAACTTCCTAGTCATATCAACTTGGAAGTCATACATCTCAAATGGGATCAGACCTTTATCCAGAGACACAATCTTGATGTATTTCTGAATAAAGTAAACTGGATCCTTAGAGCATTTAATAAATTCCTCAATCTGATCAGGCGTAAACGATTGTGCAACGTTTGCCTTTTTAAGATTAGGATTGCCTAGGTACTGCTGATCTGCACTCATACCAATGTTCCGTGTTCTCTACGAATCTCTTTCAGTTCTTCAAAGTCTTTTTGTTTCGTACCACCGTCATATGCCCATGCATATCCTTCGGTGATCATCATTTCGTTGAGCGATAGTTCGCTGTCCCCCACATAGAGCCACCCAAGTAGGCGACCATACTTACCAACACCGCCAACGAGTTCAGTACGAATAACAAGGTCATCCTCTCCATCAATGGCACCTTCGAGTTTTTCTTTGAGCCAGTTTGTTGCATCGATTCCTAACTCCTTTTCTTCGAGGTCCCTCGTTCTTTTCTCTGGCGTATCAACTCCTGCAACTCTAACTCTTTCTTTCTTGTATAGATCAAACCCGAGATCAATAGTAACGTCAATAGTATCGCCATCAACTACCCTGTTGATCTCGATCACTCGGAAGTTGTAGCAACTCTTCCTGCTTGGCGGGGTCATCGCTCCCATCTTCTAACTCCTTGAATGCTAGTGTCATTATTGTATATATGTAATAACCTACTCCCATCAATAGGAGAATAAGACACCAGATGATACTCCAAGTAACATCGTTGACATCATTCAGTGGTCTCAGTATCAGGTTCATAGGGTTTGAATGATATGCTTATATTATCTAGTCCTTCCACCTCGCTAGGTGTGGATGTAGTAACCCATGGATCAGGGATTTGTTCATCCCACTGTTTATGGATCTCACGTACCTGGTTATCAACGCTATCCATCTCCTGTTCGACCTTAGCATCGACCCAGATTTTCCACAACCATTCAATAATTGCTTTGTATATTTGATTCCAAGGGTACTTCTGATTCCTTGCCCATAACTTGGACTTGGTATACCAGGTTTCTTTCCCTCCCCAAGTTTTTTCAAATTTGAATAAGTTAAATTTCATTGTTCTAGACTATCCAAGTAGTCTATCCACCACTGTGGATCCTTGCGGACTTTCCAATTCGGAACAGGTTTACCCTGCTCCGAATAATGCTCTAACAATGCATCATCGATAATCTGTGCGATCTCCAAATTCCTCTTCTTCTTCATCAACATCTGCATACGGGTTCTCCAAATAGGGTCCTCGTTTTCGTAGAGGTTCTTTTCTGACATAATCCGACTCAGCATTGATGGCAGACATCCAGACCGCAACCTTCATTACTATATAGATGACTGCGAGGGGTAAAAAGCACAGGATCAATGTGTATTGTGATTTCATCTAACGTTGTGTCCTCCAAACATGTATCTCATACCGTTCAGAATCTTGGATCCGAAAGCCGACAGACCGCGACTACTAAATCTTTGATAAAGAGCAGTGGATAGAACAGGAGCGGGTACACCCAGATCCACAGCGGTATGAACAGTCCAACGACCCTCACCGCTATCGGATACTCCGCCAACGAACTTATTAAGCTCTGGATCGCTGCGAAGTACATCAGCAGTAAGATCGAGTAACCAAGACCCAACCACACTACCGCGACGCCAACACTCAGCGACCTCAGCAACGTCAATGTCGTAGCAGTAATCTTCTGGGCATTCCATAGGGGCAACCTCTGCGTCTCCCTCCTTGACATATTTAGATCCTGCATTGGCATTTTTTAGTATATTGAAACCTTCGGCATATGCCTGCATCATTCCATACTCAACACCATTGTGGACCATCTTCACAAAGTGACCTGCTCCTGGTGCTCCGCAATGCAACCAACCTGATTCAGCAGGTGAGACCCAGCTGTTGTCGTGGGTTCTGGGGGCAGCATCAATGCCTGGTGCGAGGGAGTCAAAGATAGGACGGCAAGCAGCGACTGCTTGATTTCCGCCACCAACCATAAGACAGTATCCACGCTCCAAACCATAAACACCCCCGCTAGTACCACAGTCAATATACTGGATACCCAGTTTTGAAAGGTACGATGCCCTTTTCCTACTGTCCTTAAAATTGCTATTGCCATGATCAATAACAATAGCTCCTTCACTACAAAATTGTAGTAACTCATCGAGTGTCTCCTGTACGAGTTCTGCTGGGATTACCATTTGGTAAACGCCAGAAGGTCCAACTTGTTGAACCAATTCTTCAAGAGAAGGTGCTACCTCAGTAACATATCCTTTCTCTTTTGCTTCCTCTGCCTTAGCAAAGTTCCGTCTGTATCCATGGACTTCAATACCAGCGGACATCATTCGACGAGACATACCCTCGCCCATCCGCCCAAGTCCGATCAATCCTACTTTCATTTGTGTTTCTTAGTAAACGGTTCCCAGTGTTCCCATCCATATTTGTGGACCAGGTGCATTCCTACGATGGGTACAAAAACTAAAAAGAATCCCATGACACCTAGGCACCAGGGAGTCTGCATTACCTGTCTAACCAGGAGCTGAACGTGATTCATTTTGGAAATACTCTGGTAAAGGACATCCTTTGAATTCGTTTATCTCATTAACAGATAGAACAAACATGGTTACAAATCCTAGACAGAACGCAAAGAGCATTTGTGGAAAGTTATAGTTTCCCATATATGCAGTAGGATCTGGTTCATCATCATGAGGATGAAGATGTTTAGAGA